GCTACAACACACGCTTTTACATCGAAGCTGTGTTTATCAGACATATAAAGATCGTGTCTTAATTGCCTTTCAAGTTTGCGTTTTTCAACTATTAATTTCTTATTCATCTTACCAATTATTTACATTTGTAATACAATAGTCACTACCTACATAAGCGTTCATCCAGTCACCAGGTTGTAAAGTGAATTTCTTTTGATTACCTGAACAACTATTTCTAATTACTACGCTATAATCTTCTACATTGTCCGATACAACTAAACCACAGTTACATTTTAAACCTACAACAATTGGCTTAGTAGGTGTTATTTCTTCTTTTTTACAGCTTACAATCACTACTGCAATTATAAAACCTATTGTTATTATTTTTCTCATTTCTTATCAATTTTAAATTTTGAACTTGTTTTCGTTTTACTCACTAAATAATAATCCAATGTTTCAAAATGGATGTAGTAAGTTGTTTTGTCTATTTTAATTGTTTTCATATTCTTTTATTATTTCGTTATAACTTGGTGCTTTGTATTCATAATCCTCACCCTCAAAATAAGGTTCTGTTTTATATCCAATTACCGCCTGTCTAATGTAGTGCATTCCTTTACTTGGTTTAATGACATTCCTGCGATCTTTTCTCGCTTGTATCTCATTCTTGTAGTGACATTGTCGGCATTTGTAGTAAAAATATTGCCTTGGTTCAGCTCTATGCTTGTTATAACTTTCCATGAAGTTAAGTACGTTTAGCTTCTTAGTCACTTTACACTGCTTACATTCTCTAGTCATATTTCTTCATAAGTTAAGATAATCGTTAATTGATCCGATTCATATTTGAAGTTTCTTAAGTTTTCGTTCCATAAAACCTGATAACCTTTATCGAATAATAACTTTTCCATATCTGGAGAATACCAGCCTTGAAGACTTACTCCCCATTGTCTAATATTGGCTACGTAGAAATTATCTAAATTCAATTCGTAGTGTAATTTTGTTGCTAGATCTAAATTCGTTTTCATCTTATTTTTTTATAGTGTAAGTATTTCTGTCCCAACTTTTAAGGTTTTTAACCCTTTCCATTTCTTTTCCGTATAGTCCCCAGAAGTACATCGCCCATTCGTTAAAGTCTTTTGGTTTATCCTTTGGAAAAATTGTTTTGCTAATTCTTAAAGTTTTCATAATTTATAGTTTTTAATTAATGCTTACTTGCATGAGATCAAATCTACATACTTTTTTTAAATATACAAGTGTTTTTTTAAAATAAATGAAATAAAAAAATTAACTACCTAGATTTGAGATAGTTAATTTAGTAAATAATTCATAATTTTTGCATTTCTTTCTCCATTACTTAATTTATTTGTTTTATTATTTTTACACTTCTAGTAGGTAGCGTAATAAAATGAGGTCTTCTGATATAAGTCATTCCATTGCGATTAGAATTAGCTTCTGTACAATCATATATCGTACCGTCTACAGTTTCAACTCTAGTATCAATTACTGTTAAATCTTCATAGACAATTACAAACACAAGTGCAAATAGAATTGCTACAAATATAACTCCACAGACAACACCTAATGGAAAATTAGGTAGTAGTTTTTTCATTTCTTGTTCCATTATAAATAATTTTTAAATACGTTTAAAACCTTTTCGCTTATAGGTTGCTTGTAGATAATGAATTTATTGTAAGTTGCTCTTGTAGTGCTTTCTAATACCTTAGAACGAATAGGTGAGTAAATACGATTACCAACTACTTTACGCTGTTTGGTTTCGATAGTGACGAAGCTATTCCTAACCTCGTCACACTCTTGTTTGTTTACTAGTAACTTCATTTAGAATGGTAAATCTTTTGATTCTTCTAAAATTGTATTCTCAACTTTTACCTCGTTTGTAATTTGTTCAATTCTCCAGCAATCTAAAGAAATAAAGTTACTTACTATCTGAGTAGTTGGATTGGTCCAATCTCTACCGTTTAAATTACAGTGAACATTTACCTCGTCACCGATTTTAAACTTGTCCAATAAACTGCATTTGTCTTTAGTCACTTGTACCTTATAAGTGTTCGGATACTGGTCCAAAGTAGTAACTTTAAATTCTCTTTTACTAAATGATTCACTTACTACTACTGTGTCGTTGATCCCTACAATTCTACCTTTAATTTCAATATTCATACCTGTTATTTATTATTTGATTACTATTTATATACTCGCTTGTTGTTCCTGTTGTATCAATATAAAATGATTCTTTACGCTCATTTATACGATAGTTTTTAGTTTCCTTAATGCATCGGAACTGCAAAAGTACTACAATTCCGATACATGGCAATATTAATACTTTAAACATTCTTAATCATTATAGACGATTTACTAAATGTTATGATCGGACGCTGTAAAAACTCCCCAGTCGTTTCGTCTAAGCTACTAACTTTTGACAATGCAACTTGTTTGTATTTCTCCTCAATTTCTTTCAAGTTGTCCTTAGCGATTTTCCATTCCTCTATATCTGAGAAATCAATTAATCTACGACCTTCTACTTTAGTAACCATTTTATTGCCGTATTTAAAACTTTTTTCAGTTCTATTTTCAGCTTCTTCAATTGCTAACTCCTGGACGTCTCTATTTACTTTATCCGCTATATCTTTAACTTCTTTAGATATAGTGTAAAGGCTAAGTGCGTCTAGTTCACCATTTCTAACTGCTTGTATCATAGCGTCAAAATGATCGTGTAGTGTCATTACAGTTGCTTCAGTTACTACTGATAAATGAAAGGGATTCTGAACTAATGTATTTTCCCAGTGCATTTGATCTTGTCTATTAATGTCGTTTAAATTTTCCATTTTATTTTGATTTTTCAATTAATACTTTCTCTATTTCACTACTTACGTTGTACTTTGCTTTGATTTGTTCAATCGTTCCTTTGCCTTCTTTTAAAGCATCTACGCAACGAACGAAATTACTAGACCCAACTTGTAATACTTCTTTAGCTATTGGCTGTGGTGTACTTGCTTTTTGACCATCGTCATCATCTGCCATCAAAGATAAAATTGCCGAGATTTGGTACCTGCGAAAATAAGTTATTTGAGATCCGAGAGCCTGCGCAGTTAAATTAGGAGATAAATCAATCCAACTTTCTACCATTTCAAATGTATCTATATCTATTATTTGCGTGTAAACTTTGCCATCTTTAATAGGTTGTAACATTATCAAACCTTTCTCTAATAAGATAGGCTCAACTGCATCAATTAATGCATTTAAATCAGCATAAGTGTTTTTGAAATGTGGATTTTTTGCGTTCTTCTTAACAACTCCAATTTCTTTCTTAGCTTCGTGTAATTTCTTGTAAATTTTCATAATTGATCTCCTGTTAAAAGTTTAATGTAATCTATTTTGTCAAATAATAAATTGTAAATATCAATTTCACTATCTTCTAATTTAATAGTCTCAATTTCAAAGTTGCCATTTAAATTTAAATATTCTTCTTCAAATGTCGGAGCTGAAAATTCTATCTCAACTCTCAATTTCAATTCTTGGTATTCGATTTCTACTATCATAATAATTTTGCTATTTCGTTTCTTACTTCTTGCCAAAAGGATCTATGCGTAGTATTGTCCTGTAAATTACTAGAGTTATAATCCTGCAATGACCCAGTATCTAATATCTCATCTACACATATTAATGCACATTTAATTGCTCTTGCTTCTCCTTCACTTGTGTTATCCATTCGAAATGATTCGATCAATTCTAATGCTTTTTCTTTCGTTTTCATAATTAATTTATTTTAGTTTCGACAAATATACAAACTCTTTTTTAAATATACACTAGTATTTTTAATTTATTTTAATAAAAAAAATGAGGTAGTGTTTAATTACCTCATTTTCAACTATTAACTAAAACTAAATTATATTATGAATTATAAAGATAGTTAAATTATTGGATATTTCAATCCATTATTAACCATTATTTCTTTTTTACTTAATGTTTGCCAAGTATGACCGAAAGTCTTTTCAAAATGTGGTGCATCTTTAAAGCTTTTCCAATCACCACCCCAAACCCATCCTTTCGATTTAAAGAACTTAACCACATTCATCCAATATTCGTCAATGTCAAAAGATGCCGTTTCAAATGTACCGTTGTTATCTTTATCTTTTAAAATAACAATATCAAAAGCAAGGCCGTAGTTATGTATAGATTGACCGCCACGTGCATTCGTAACTTTTGGCCGTTGAGCAAATAGCTTGTTTTGTTCCTCAATACTTCTGTAAACGTACGCAAAACGCAACCTTATACCTTTTGGTAGTAGATTATTGCATTCAATATAATCTTTCTCTAGCTCATCTCGTAATTTTGGATGAGCCGTTTTGATTCTGTTTATTGTTATTAAATCCATTATATCTTAGTTAATTTAGCAATTGCCGTTGCCGTTGCTCCAACAGTCATTAATATAGTACCAGCCACAACAGTAGCGGGTAAAGTAATCAATCCACTACCAACTATTCCTAATATTATGCCGAAGTTAATGACCTTTTTAAAAAACATCGGCGTGTCTGCGTTCCATCTCTTTTTTATCTCTCTCATAACATTAATGTATTACCTATCTCGTTTGCAATTCCTTTAAATTCTTGTTTGTTTATTTGTGTTTCATTTGCTTTTTTAACAAAATCAATTCCAATATAAGCTACAAATTTACCATTTTTAAAATAAGGCGTGATATAAATTGATTTAATACCTTGATTTTTTAAATTTATCTTTGTTGCCTCTTCTTTTATTTCATCAATATCATTGTAGTTCATACGGTCCAAAAGAACGTCTTGTAAAAATACAGGGTATAAAGATACTGCTAAATTTTGTAAATATTGAGCCTCCCTACTTATACCGTTTGAACATACTTCAAATGTCATACTTTGGTGGTTACGATGCGAACCGTCGTAATATTTAATAGTATTGTGAAATTGAAAAATATAACCCCTATCAGCTTTGTATTTCAACATCAAATTGTTTAACATTTGTTGAATAAGGACATTATTGTTTATGTCTTCTTTAACAGGATCTTTGTCAATTTCTTTTTTAACAACTTCACTTATTAAAGGTTGATAAGAATAAAGCACCAACCCCACGAATAGAAGGATTAGAGCTATACTTTTCATTTTTCTTAATTCTGCTAATATTGATTTTATGTTGTTCATTACATTAAAGGATTTTCAACTATTTTTGGCTCATAAACCGTTAAAACTAGGTCTTTTATAAATAGTAAATCTGCATTTGTGCATTGATTGATTTCTTCCTCACTTATTACCCAATTGTTATTTAAATCTTGAACTGGGTTAAAAAATTGAATACCATCAAACTTTTTACCTATTAATATATCTTTTTGTTGTTGTGTTATTATTGCTATCATATCTTAAACATTTCTACTTAAACTTGTTTGTAAATTCTGTACCAAAGTATAAAATATTGATGCTTCCCCATCCGTTAACCCATTTCCAATACTGGCAAAAGAATATTGTCTATCTGTCCAAGAAATTCCAGCACCATTTTGTCCCCCAAGTCTAACTGTTCCAGTGTCTAAACTAGATGAAGTTGTCCCAGAAGTTAAAACTAAACTTCCATTTCTGAATTGTTTTTCAGTAGTGCTTGAAATCCTATTAATAATCCCTAAACCTAAAGAACTAGAAGGACTATAAGTACCATATGTAATCTGATTTACTCTCATATAAGACGTGCCGCCAAAATTTAATCCTAAAATAAGGTTGACGGATGGTGTTATAATATCAAATGTTTGTCTTGTATTGTTTGTTCTAGAATAAATAGAAGCATGAGTTGAATTAAGAGATAAAGAAGTTGATGGTATAAGCATAGTATCTGCATACGTACCGCCATTTCCTTGTATTCCATTACTAGAATGCGTCCAACCGCCATAAAACTGAAGCCTAAAAGCAATGTCCAAATCTCTAGGATCAAAAAAGTTATACTGATGAGTAGCACTTGTACCTCCTACAAATGGATAGATTGCCTTCATCTTAGTATCTAAACTATTACTAATCAATCCTAAATCAAACGTATTTAAAGCGTTTAAAATAGTTGTGTCTGTAATTGCCGTTGCACTTGCGAATGCCGTTGTACGTGCTGTGTAACTTGATACAACAGCCCTATTCATACTATTTATAAGTGAATAATACATTATGCTTGAAGATTATATCCAACAATATCCCATTTTAAATCAGTTGAATTGTAAATAATACCTAAATATAATGTCTTACTAATTACAGTTGTTGTTGGCAAAGTAACTCCGATTGCTCTGTAGTTAGTATCGAATGCAATTGTTCTAGCTGTTCCGTTGTCTTTAATTCTAATAATTAAGGATTGTCCTTCTGTGAATGTTCCAGTTGGATTAGCTAATGTTAAACCAACTGCCTGAGCCGTTATAATTACCAAGTCATTTGTTGAAAGTGGGGTAACCGTAGCTGAACTAGATACGCTTTGAACTCTTGCATTTAAGAAAGTTTGATCGCCTGTGTTCGTTCCGCTAAAATCAGAAGTAGTCGCTAATGTATATGTGCCTACTGTTTTATTTGGAAGTTCTAACGTGATATTCGAAGCTAAATTAGTTGCTTTAATAATTGCGTAAGCTACTCCATTAGTAAATAATTGTATTTTACCATCTCCATCTAATACTGAATAAGTGTTTAATGATAACGTAGAGGCTTTAATTGAGCCAGCCGACACTACCGTTCTAAATATAGCATCCTGAACAGTTAAAGGATTAGTTGTTGTACTACCTTTATCGGTAACTTGTTGCAACGTTTGATCGCCCGTATTCGTTCCGCTTAAACCTGCTAATTTTGATTTCTCCGCAGTTGTATAGTCTTCTGTTGAAAGTCCTTTACCTACTATTTTATCAACTTTACCACTTAAATCTTGATCTCCTGTATTACTTCCTGATAAAGTCGTTATACCCAACTTAGTCTTTATAGTAGTTACAGTTTCATCTCCGCTATTAGTTCCGCTTGTATTACCTAATATAGTACCTTCAGCAGTTGTTATTAATCTACTTCCCGCTACCTTGTCAACTTTTAAAGCTAAATTGTCATAAACAACGTCTTCACTTGGTGCCTTGCTAGTAACTCCGTCGGTAATTGTTTGACTTACTACTGTTCCCAACAATTGCGCTCCTGTAACGCTCTTTAAATCGTAATCAGTTCCATTGTCAACACCAACTATTAAAAGATCGGTTGTGCCTAAATTAGAACCTTTGGGAGTTAACTCCGATATTTTTTTAACTATAGCCATTATTTAATTATTTTAATTTCAATTGAATTATCACTTAACAACCCATCCGCAACTACTCCTGAGCTATTAAAAGCATATATATATATTTCAGTTGTCGAAGCTATTTGATGGTGAAAGTATTTAATAGTAGTACCTACTCCATTTGTATTAAATATGTATGTTTTATTAAGTGTAAATTCTGCAACTGAATTTGTAATCAAATAAATACCTGCGGACACTCTTGTACAAGTTAATGTTCCGCTTAACTCGGAATAACTATAATTAACTGTTGGCGCACTTGCACCGCTTTGTGATATATTTGCTAAATATACTTTATATGGATTAATTTGCGCTCCTGTTACTTTCTTAGTGTCGTATGTTGCTCCATTGTAATCGGATATAACCATTAAATCGGTATCTTCAATTGATCCACTTTTCGCTGTAAGTTCTGATATTCTTTTTTCTAAAGCCATTATGTAATTAACGTATTTATTTAATATTTGTATTTAGTCTAAGTACCAACTTGTTAAATCGGTCTTGAATTTTGGCGCAATATCTTCATTATAGACATCGTAATATTCTGCAAAAAGTTCGTGGTTATATTTCATATAATTCAAAAACCTTTGGGCGTAGTTTTCAGCAATTACTCGTTCCTTTTCGACTAAATAATCAACCTCGTTTTTGCTGACAACTTCGCTGTTCTCTGCGCTATGTTTATACACTCCTTTATTACTTATTGAATAGGCTATAAATGGATATAATTCAACGGCGCTAAAGTGGATCAACATAGGTTTTAAATATATGTCAATTAAGTTACTGTAATTAGTTGTTAAAGTTCCATTTGCTGTATCTGTAAGTAACTTTGTCAATAGCTTACTACCTAAATATTGTTGCAAATAAACATCCTGTGCAATTTGTATGAAGTGCATCACTTTATCTGGATCAATATTACCATTTAAAGCCGTAAACTTAACTAGATCTTTGTTTGATATTAATAATACTTTTGCCATAATTATTGAACGTCTGAAGGTAAATTGTCGTTGTTTGGGTGAAAACCTTTTCTAGGTAAGTTGTTTGGCTGTATAGAAACTTGGTAAGGATTTGTAACTTTATAACCTCTTTTACTTGCTGTATCGGTTCCGATTGTTTTCGCATTTGGCGAATTTACATCTATACCATTTGTAGACATAAAAGTTACTCTTTTAAATGAATGTTTACATCTCGGGCCACCTTTAAATAAAAACAAATTATAAGCTTCATCATTATGCCCAAACCCAGGATTTACAACATTTGAGTTTGCTCGTTCTAAATCTTCTTTTCTATACAATTTATTTGACTTCATCATTACCTTACAAAAATCTCTTTGAGGTGAAGGATTACCTGTATATTGGTATCTTACTTTATAATTAACTCCTTTAATATTTTTATCTTGTTCGCTCTTTGCATTTGGTATTGCTTTAACTGCACTAGCTAATTTTTGTAATAAATTCTTTTTAGGGTTATTTAAAGCTTCAATTTGAGCGTCTAAATTAATTTCATCTTCATAGTCAACATCTCTTTCATCTACAATTACCCAATTTTCATTATCAAAATCTTCTCCAATTTCATTTAGATATAATTCAAGTTCTGAAAGTTCTTTGCTTAAGGTAGTTTCTGGCTGTAAATCGCTACCACCTTGCTCTGGATTTAAACCAACTAATCCACGTATCTCGTTCGCTGTCATACTTTCTAGTACTTTATTCGCTACTAATGGAGAAAGTGAATTTATACCATCAATTATACGTTTAGCGCCACCGCTTGCAAGTTCACCCGAACTATCTAAAGGTTGTAATGGAACGAATTCAAGGTTCAAACTAATATTATTTACTGCTAGTATTTTATCGAATGCCTCAACTATCAATTCTTGGTATGGACGTATAACCATATTGTCAAATAAGATAGCTGAGTTCTTTAATTCATCTGCATTTGATGAGAAACCTGTTGAAGTAGCTATTCCAAATAATAATGGACTTGTAACATTGTGACCTACTAATATTTTATTTCTACTTTCTTCACTTAAATACTGATATTGATCCGCAGCCTTTTGAAGTTGAATAGTATCTATTGTTGTTTTCGCCTCAGGATTGTCGTTAAATGAAATAATAACTTTCTTGCCAGTTGATCCTGTTAACTTATCTGTAACGTCTTCCGATATTTGTCTTTTTTGTTCTGGAGTAGCTTGTCCGTTGTTAAAGTTAATTATCGTAGTTGGTGCAAAAGAATTGGAAACCTCATTTATAAGGTATTCACTAACTTTTTCTTCCAACATACAATAATCTAAAGCACCTTGATAATCAACATAAGAATAGTATTTCATTCCTGCGCTGTAAGGTTGGATCATAAGAATTTCAACCTCACTATTTGACGTGCCAAAAGCATCATAACGAATAGGCTTATACTCTCTTGTTTTTTGCCAGTTATCAGAATAGTAATATCCTAATATTTCACCATCTTCATTGCATTTTTCTGAACGAATTAAATTAACAGGCAAATGTAAAAATTTAACAACCTCTCTTTTTTTGTTATAATGAACTTGAATAGCTGATTGACCTAACATTTTAGTATCACTAATAATACGTTTAATGTCATCACTAGATACTAAACTCAAAAAGTTAGCGTAATCCGTTGGTTTCTTACTAGCGTCTAATGCAGTAATTCCACGTCCATATATTAACTTACAAATATTGTTTATTACTGCATTATTTGTAGCTGAGTTCTGAAATCTATCTATTAAGAATTGATAGTAATCATTCTTTTTTCCAAAGTCTACCCAACCTTCATTACGTTGTTCAGTAATTACAGGAGTAGTATATTGACTTAATTCTATTATTTGAGTCTGTTTATTCATATATTATAAAATCGTTTTCACTTGTTTTTTGATTATAAACTCCTTCAGTAATTTTGTATGGTAAACTTTGATCTGTGCAAAATACTTTACCTAAAAATCTAGTTTGTGTTATACTATCTCGGTAAACTCGTATCATGTAAAAATGAGCTTCAATTAATTCAAGTTCAGTTGTAATTGTATGATAGTATTCTCCTGCATAACTACTAATGATAGTTAGTTCAGTTGTTTCATTTGTTTGTTCATCTGTTATTGATAGCTTATTATAGCTCGTTCCTGATGAATTATTTACGAGTAGATTTACAATTTCATTGCTTTGTTCATCACGTAAGGGAAAAACGTCAAAATCTATGTCCTTATTTCTAGGGATAAAATTGAAAGTTTGCGCTGTAGTTTCTGTAGATAATATTATCATATCAATTTAACGTATTATTTCAAAATTTGTATTCAAAAAAAAAGCCTTACATTTCTGTAAGGCCTTAATATCAATCATTTATTACTATCCTACTACTAAAGTAGCCGAAGTGAACAAAGTAACCATTGCACTTTGAGTAGTTGCATTTAAGAAGTTTGCATAACATTCTTCTTGCGCTTCAAAAGTCAAAGAATAACCATTAAAATCACCCATTGCACCACCACTAGACAAAGCACCTGCAGTAACGTCTGATCCTTGTCTTAATCCCATTAAGAAAAATTGACCTGCATTTGTTTCAACAACTATGTGAGGTCTTCCGTAAG